AGAACTCTGCTAATGTAGATTCTGCATTCTCTGATACTGAAAACCGTTCAACTGGTATTCTTCGTAATTCAATCAATCGTCAAAACACTTATGGTTTGATTTCTAAATTAAACTATGATGTATCAGATGAACTTGAAGTTCAAGTTGGTATTGATTGGAGAACTGCTGGTATAGAACACGCTCGTGAAGTTCGTGATTTATTAGGTGGTGATTACTACGTTGATTTTGCTGACAACAACGCAGCCGATGGAAAAGTAGTTAAGTTAGGTGATGAAATTGCCTATCATACCGAAACTACTGTTGATTGGTTAGGTGGATTTTTACAAGGTAAATATTCTACTGACAAATTCAACCTTTATGGTATGGGTGGAGTATCTATGATTGATTACTCTTTCCTTGACCATTTCGCTGTTGATGCCGATGTTGTTGAGGCTGATGCTATCACAACTTTCCAAGTGAAAGGTGGTGGTGTTTATAACCTTGATGATAGAATGTCTGCATTTGTTAATGGTGGGTATGTACAGAAACCGCCCATCTTAGACAATGTAATTGATAACTACGGTACAGTTGCTACTAACCCAGTCAATGAGAAATTTACAAGTTTCGAAATTGGCGGAAAGTATGCAAGTGGTAATGTTGATCTTAAATTGAGTTCATATAATACTCAATGGAAAGATAGAAACCTTACCAAATCTGTTGAAACAGGTGCTGGTGATTCAGGTGATACGGATATCATTTATCTTACAGGTGTAAATCAAAGTCATACTGGTTTTGAAGTAGAGTCTAAAATTGCTCTTCACGAAATGGTTGACTTGAATTTAGTATTCAGTAAAGGTACTTGGAACTTCGATGGTGATGCCAAAGGTGATTATCAAGAGATGGAGTATAATGACGATAACCAAGTTATCGGTCAAACTACAACTCAGTATGAGTACGCTCTTAATGGTCTAATGGTCGGTGATCAACCACAAACAGCTTATGTTGGTGGTTTAACACTTAAACCATTCGAAGGACTTAGCATACAGGGTTTGTACAAAATGTATGATGATAACTACGCTGATTGGTCACCCGCTTCTCGTGAGATTGATGACGATGGTGCTGATGACGCTCAAGTTTGGAAAGCTCCTGGCTATTCGAAACTTGACTTACACGTAGCATACAAACTGCCATCAATTGGTGGTTATGATATGACGCTTAGTGCTCATATCTTTAATGCTCTTGATGATGTTTATGTTCAAGACGCAGTTGACAATAGTCAATACAATGGGTTTGGTGATGGAAATCACTTAGCTCATAACGCTGAAGTATTCTTGGGATCACCAAGATACTACAACGTAGGACTATCTGTTAATTTCTAAAATGTAAAATTGGGGGATTGAAATATATCCCCCGTTTTGCTAAAAAAACCCTTGACTTATATAGGGTTTTTGTTGTATATTAAGGTATCGGAAATGGGGATGTTATAATCTAAATGTATCAAAATATCTGGTGTGAAAAGAGAGGTGGTAATCAAGTTGAAGTTCATCTATGGGATGATGTCGCTGGTTATCAAAATTTTATATTTAAGAATTATGCTTACGTAAAAGACGGTGGTGGTCAATATCGTTCTATTTATGGAGATAAGTTAAAGAAAGTAACGTATTGGACAGAAGAAGATTTTAAAACAGGTAGAGTATTTGAGTCAGATATACCATTAGACACACGAATACTTTTAGATAGGTATTCAGATTCAGATGAACCATCTAAAAATCACAGAGAATTATTTTTTGATATTGAAGTAGAGGTCACGGATGGTTTTCCTGAACCAGCAAAAGCAAACAACAAAGTTACTTCAGTAGCATTTTATACCAAACATGATGAGAAGTATGTAGTTTATGTTTTAGGTAAAGGTAAAAATAATATCAAGGATGACGTTGATATTCAATTCTTTAAATCTGAGTCCGAGTTATTAAAAGGTATTTTACGATATTGGATGGGTGTTAAACCAACCGTAATTACTGGTTGGAACATAAATGGGTTTGATGTACCTTATTTATATAATAGAATATCTAAAGTATTGGGTGAAGAATTCGCCAATGCTCTTTCACCTATTCAAATCGTAAAGTACAATCCAAACAAAAAGATGTATCGAATTGCTGGAATTAGTGCTTTGGATTATATGGATTTATATAGAAAATTTACTTATACTCAACAATCAAGTTATAGGTTAGACCATATCGGGACTATTGAGGTTGGAATCGGTAAGGTTGAGTATGAAGGTACATTAGATGATTTATACAGAGATGACATCGATAAGTTTATTGAGTATAACTTGAATGATGTTAAGATTGTTAAGGCTCTTGATGACAAACTAAAATTAATTGACTTGGCAAAGGGTGTATGTCATTTAGGTAGGATACCTTATGAAGAGGTTTATTATAGTTCTCGTTATATTGAAGGTGCGATGTTAGTGTATTTGAGAAGTTTGAAGTTAGTCGCTCCGAGTAAAGCTTATGATGTTAGTTATGATGGTTCTGATGGTAGGTTTAGTGGTGCTTACGTAAAGAGTCCTGAACCTGGTTGTTATGATTGGGTGTTTGACTTGGATTTAACTTCTATGTATCCAAGTATCATTATGAGTTTGAATATGTCACCCGAAACCAAGATAGGAAAACTAAATGGTTGGGATGCTGAAGAGTTCATCACGGGTACGACAAAGACGTATTCAGTTGAAAAAAATGGTAAGGTAATTAGACGATTCAGTAATGGTGAGTTAAAAGATTTCTTCAATAAGAACAATGTTTCAATATCTTCCAATGGTGTGATTTATGATTTATCCAAGAAAGGTGTTATACCAGCTATCTTGGAAAAGTGGTTTGATGAAAGAGTTGAATATAGAGCATTGTCTAAAAAATATGGTAAAGCGGGTGATGAAGAATTAAGTAGTCATTTCAACAGACGACAGCACGTTCAAAAGATTTTACTTAATAGTTTATATGGTGTCTTGGGTTTAACTGTCTTTAGGTTTTATGATATTGATAATGCCGAGGGTACTACAACTACTGGCGTGAAGTTAATTCAGTTTACCGAAAAGGTTACGAATAACTACTATAATAAGATATTGAAAACCGATAAAGACTATTGTATCTACACGGATACTGATTCGGTATTCTATAGTGCTTTACCATTAGTCAAAGATAGATTTCCAAATGCTGATGTTAAAGATGAAAAGTTTATGACAGAACAAATTCTTGATATTGCTGCAGAGGTTCAAACATATATTAACAAATCATATGATTACTTTGCTAAAAACTTCTTGAACATACATGAAGGACATAGGTTTGAGATTAAACAAGAGATGATAGCCAAGAGTGCATTTTGGGTTACTAAAAAACGATATGGTCAATGGATTATAAATGATGGCGGTGTCCCATGTGAAAAACTTGATGTTAAAGGATTGGATATCGTCAGAAGTTCTTTCCCACCATCATTTCGTGATTTCATGACAAAGGTATTGAAAGCTATATTAGCAAAAGTTCCAAAAGAAAGAATTGATGAGTTCATTTTGGAGTTTAAGAAATCATTACATGATGAATTGATTGACAATATTGCTTTACCTACAGGCGTTAAGGGATTGAAGAAATATACTAAGAAAAAAATAAAGGGTTTTACTGGTAAGTCAATGTTTACCGAGATGGCAAAAGGAGCTCCAGCAAATGTTAAAGCTTCTATGATTTATAATGATATGTTGAAACATTATAAAACAAACAATCATGAACCGATAAGAAACTCATCCAAAATACGTTGGGTTTACTTAAAGGATAATCCATTTAAGATTGATGCTATTGCTTTTAAGGGATATGATGATCCAAAAGAAATAATGGACTTTATTGCTCAGTATATAGATAGAGATAAGATATTCAACAAGGCTTTAAAGAACAAGATAGAGTTATTCTATGAGAGTATGAAATGGGATATGCCCGTTGATAAAAAAACTTCAATTGAAAGGTTTTTTTAACTTGACTTTAATGAAAAAAATTCGTATATTAACACACAATAGGAGTATTAACAATGAATAAAATAGTATTGGATACCTTTATCCAAAAATATAATCTTGGTGGGAAAATCAATTCCGTCAAGTGGGAATCAAATGGAAATACTTTATCCACACGATTCATCTCACCAGACAAAAGTCTATTAGGTGAACTAACCTTAATAAAACAAACCTTACCTGAGTTTGAAGTAGGTGTTTATGACACGCCATTATTGTCAAAGATGCTAGGTAGTTTAGCCGACAGTATAGACTTTAAATTAGTAAATATTGATGATAATCCGGTAGCATTTCATTTAACAGATTCAGTTATTTCAGCCGATTATGTCTTGGCTGCTATTGGTGTTATACCAGATGTACCTGAATTAAAGAACATACCTGAATTTACTACACTTGTGAATCTCGATAGTCAGTTTATCAATTCATTCATTCGTGGTAAAGGTGCTTTGGCTGATGTTGAAACATTTACTGTTAATCCAGTAGATAATGGGGTTGAATTTGTAATTGGGTATAGTGATATTAACTCAAATCGTATTAGTATTAAAGTTCAAAGTGGTGCTGTTAATATGACAGAATCGATTACCTTTAATGCTGAGTTGTTTAAAGAACTTTTAAATGCTAACAAAGAATGTTCTAAAGCAACACTTCAGATTAGTCATAAAGGTTTGGCTCATATCGAGTTTAATGTTGATGACTTCAATGTTAAATATTGGTTAGTTTCACAACAGGTTTAATATGGAATCACATGGATTATGGGTTGAGAAATATAGACCACAAGATTTATCGACTTATGTCGGTAATGAACATCTTAAAACAAAGGTAGAGAGGTTCTTAGATGATGGAAATGTCCCACATTTACTTTTATATGGTAGAGCTGGTGGCGGAAAGACCACACTTGCTAAAATTATTGTTAATCACGTTGAGTGTGATTATCTATATATTAATGCATCGGATGAAAGAAACATAGAGTTGGTTCGAGACAAATTGAAGACATTTGCTTCTTCAATGGGTTTCAAACCAATGAAAATAGTCATCTTGGATGAGGCTGATTACTTAAATGTAAATTCAGCTCAACCAGCTCTCCGCAATCTAATGGAAACCTTTTCTGCTCATTGTCGATTTATCTTAACCTGTAATTATGTGGAGAAGATTATTGAACCAATACAAAGTAGGTGTCAAACTTACAAAATAGTACCACCGAGTAAGAAAGATGTTGCTGTTCATGTCAAAACTATCTTGGAGAAGGAGAACATATCTTTTGACTTGGATGATTTGGCACTCGTGGTAACTGCAGGTTATCCTGATTTACGAAGGGTAATCAACGAGTTACAAAGGATGTCAATAGATGGTAAGTTAAAGATTGACAAAGATGGGATGTTACATAATGAGTTTAAACTTCAGTTTTTAGAGATGATTCAAAATAATTCTGATATCAGAACAATTCGTAAATTGATTGCCGATAGTGGTTTTAGTGACTACACGGAATTATTTAGGTTTCTTTATGATGAAGTTGAAAACATAACAAGTGATAAGATACCCGATGTTATATCAGAGATATCAAGGGGTGCTTATCAAGACGTATTAGTAGTGGATAAGGAGATTAACTTTATTGCTACTGTATCAAGCATATTAGGAAAATTACAATGAGTACAAAACCAATGAAACCACTACCAAAACAAGAAGTTCAGGTAGACTTACAGGATGCGGAAACAATGACTTGTCTAGAATGCAATAATAAGATTTTTATTCAAGGATATGTCATAAAGAAAATATCAGCTATTATGTCACCAACAGGCGAAGAAGTCATAGCTCCAATTCAAGTGTTTAATTGTGGAAATTGTGGTGAGATACTACCATTAAATGAGATAAATGAACTTATTTAGTTGGATTAACGAACTATTTGTCGGTAAACGAGATTGGGATTCCTTTTCGGATGCCGACAAAAAGAAGTTTAGTCCATTTATGGTAAATCGTTATCTAAGCATGGGTGATGACTTTTTACCTTTCGTAAATTACTTTCAAAAGTACACGATAGAAGTTATGCCACAAAAAGCCGTGTATCAGTTTTATTGTAATTTACTACCGAAGAAAAAGACTTACTTGAAGTATATGAGTGGTAAGAAAGAAAGGACAAATGATAAAGTAGTTCCCTTTATCATGAAATACTTTGAAGTAAGTAAATACCAAGCAGCTGAATATTATGATTTAATGACAAAAGAAGAGTTGACATTATTAGTGAAAAAGTTTGGAAATTCCGATAAGGAAATAAAGAAGATGAAAATAAGATGAGTAAATTATGGATGGCTTTAGGTATATCACTTATAGGTCATATTTGGGCTTGGTTTCATATGCAAGGTCAATTTAAATGGGAATGGGCTAAATCATTATGGTGGGTTGTTCTTGGTGGTATACCAATCAGTATTGCTTTTTGGTATGGAACAAAATGGTATTATGAATATTTTGGGAATTATTGGTACGTAAGACCAATTGGATTTGGTATGGCTACGATAGTATTTACTATATTGACTTATTTGATTTTACATGAAGTACCTGATACACGAACCACAATAAGCTTGATTTTATCAGTTATTATTATAGTAATACAATTATCACACTTAATCATAAAATAGGAAAAGTTATGAATATAAAAGAAAGAGAACTAGAAACACAATTAGTTGATCCGACAGAAGATATGGAAAGAGTATCTAGAAGTATAGTAACCCAAATGGAACAAGAATGGCCTGAGATGACTGTCGAGTTCAAAAGATTACAAAGAGAACAATACGAATTATTCTGTCATAAACAGCATGACTACGGCCCAGGTAATATTTCAGTAGGAACACAATTAATTACAGAAGATGAAATACATTTATCATTAACTGGTCTATGGTTCAGAATGAACGATAAGATACAACGACTAAAGACTCTATTGATGAGTGGTCGTGAAAACGCAGTAGAGGGTGAACCTATGGAAGATGCGTATCTTGATGTTTCAAATTATGGAATTATGGCAACAATCGTAAAAAATGGAAAGTGGGGTAAATAATGGAAAGATATTGGGGTGAAAAGAAAGAATCAATTAATAAGACAAATGGCGAGAATAACGAAAAACATATATCAGTACAGGATAATAAGATTTATTTTTATTCTGGCGTTAATCGTAATAGTTGTGTTGAATTAAATAAAAAAATTGGGGAGATGGAAAGTAAATCCTTGACTTTATCAAAAACTCTTGGTATATTACCACCATCAATAAAGTTGTTTATTAATTCGGGTGGGGGTTCTATCGTAAGTGGTATTGCTTCTATGGATACGATATTAAGAACGCAAGTTCCAGTTCATACTTATGTGGATGGGTTTTCAGCAAGTGCTGCTACTTTTTTAACTGTTGTTGGGGAGAAAAGATTTATGAGTAGAAATTCTTATATGATGATTCATCAGTTAAGTAGTAACTTTTGGGGAACGTATTCTAATTTTGAAGATGAAAAAGAAAATCTTGATTTGATGATGAAAACCATAAAAGACATTTATAAAAAATATACTAAATTACCAATGAAGAAACTAGATGAAATATTAAAACATGACTTAATGTGGGATGCTCAGACGTGTTTGAACTATGGAATAGTTGACGAGGTAATATAATGGGACACGTATCACACTCACAGTTTGTATCCTATAATGAATGTAACCTAAAGTGGAAACTACGTTATATAGACAAATTAGGTACATTCACAGGTAACATACACACGTTATTTGGAACTGCTATGCACACCACAATTCAAACTTATTTAACAGAGATGTATGATAAGTCTATTATTGCGGCTGAATCACTTGACTTAAATGGATTGTTGAAAACCGAGATGATGAAGGAGTTTACAGAGATAAAAGGAAATCAAGAAACTTTACCTTGTAGTCAAGATGATATGATTGAGTTTTATCAAGATGGAATGGCTATAATTGAACACTTTAGAAAACATCGTGGTAAGTATTTCATGAAGAAGAACTATGAGTTGGTTGGGATTGAATTGCCAATATTCATGGAGTTACAAAAGAATGTCGAGTTAAAGAGTTATCTTGATGTAGTCATAAGAAATAAAATATCAGGTAGAATTACTATCATTGACTTAAAGACATCAACTAGAAGTTGGACAGACTTCCATAAGAAAAACTTCTATAAGAAAGCACAATTATTACTTTACAAACAATTCTATTCGGAGAAATTCAATGTACCATTGGACAAGATAACGGTAGAATTCTTGATACTAAAAAGAAAGATAGCAAAACAAAGTGACTTTCCAATCAGTAGACTACAGAGGTTTGAGCCATCAAATGGTAGACCAAGTATTAATAAAACAATGAAAGCATTTACAGAGTTTCGTGAAGCTATCTATGATGAAGAAGGAAATCATAAAACTAATAGAGAGTATAATGCATCACCAGGTAAAGCCTGTACATTCTGTGAGTTTTTAAACACGGAGCATTGTAAATGGGGCAAGAAACTTTAAAAGTAGGTATTGTCGGTAGTCGTAAATACGAAAACCGAAGAAAGATTAAAGAATTCATATTCAAGTTAAAACAAGAAAAGGGTTCGGATACAATTATAGTTAGTGGTGGGTGTAAAACAGGCGCTGACTATTATGCTAAGAAGTATGCTTTAGAATTGGGATTACAATATCAAGAGTTCCCACCACAACATGAAAATTGGAATTTATATTGCCCAAAGAATCAAAAAGATTATGGTAGACCATATAGTGTGAAAAACTTTTTTGCTCGTAATAAAATAATTGCTATCTATTCAGAATATGTCGTGGCATTCATTCCAAGGGGAGTTGATTCACCTGGTTCTATGTCTACGATAAATTACGCTAAGAAATTTGGAAAAAAAACACTCGTTATTGATTAATGCTTTATATTTATATATACATATAAGTTATATATAAATAATAAGGTTATGGTTATGAAAAATGATATCACAAAATTAACATCCGTTAAAATAATAAAAACACTATACGAGCAATTTAAATTCAAAACTGTTAATTCTTCAATGAATTTACAAAAATTAGTCAATAGATCAGTTCATCAATATTTAAATAATGTAACAATTAAAGAGCAAATAGAAAACTATGATAAACTATATGCAAGTGGGAGTCGATTTTAATGAATTATCGAGAAGATTTAATTAAAGTTAGTGAGTTGTATTTTAGAGCTCAAATTGAAAAACATAAAGTCAATGTGGAAAATTTACTTGAAAATCAAGTAGGGGTAGCAGAACATCCAGATATAGTAGAGACTATTGAAAAGGAATTAGAAGTTATCGCTAGTTATGATGAAAAATTAAATGTATTGCAAAAATACTTTAAAAGTAATTTTACATCAAAAGAGGTTTTAAATGGCTAAAAAGAAAATTCTATTAATGTCCGATGATTTACGGATGCATAGTGGTGTAGCTACCGTATCTAAAGATATGGTTATGGAAACATTAAATGAATATGATTGGGTTCAAATGGGTGGAGCAATCAAACATCCTGAACAAGGTAAAATTGTTGATATGTCGCAAGGCCTTGAAGATTTTGGAATTAAAGATGGATATTTGAAAATTTATCCCGTTGATGGTTATGGAAATGAAGACTTATTACGAGAAGTACTTACGGTAGAGAAACCAGATGCTATTCTTCACTATACGGATCCCCGATTTTGGATTTGGTTCTATAATATGGAAGCAGAAATTCGTAGAGATATTCCAATTTTCTATTATAACATTTGGGATGATTTACCTGATCCACAATACAATACAAATTACTATAAAAGTAGTGATTTGTTAATGGGAATATCTAAACAAACTTATGGTATTAATAATCGTTTATTACCTGAGTATGAAGATTGGCAAACTACATTTGTACCACACGGCATATCACCACGTAGATTTTATAAAATAGAAGATGATGATATGAAACTAATGGATTTTGAAGAAAAGTTTGGGTTATCGGATAAAAAGTATAAAATACTCTATAGTAATCGAAATATTCGTAGGAAAATGCCTGGTGATGTACTATTGGCTTATAAATACTTTATGGATGAATTGACTCCTGATCAACGAGATGAATGTGTATTGATATTCCATTGTGCTCCAGTAGATGATAATGGAACTGATTTACCAAGAGTTCATAAACATTTATGTCCTGATTATGATATAAGTTTTACTTATGATAAGAGTGGACCATTTGATGACAGTCAAATGAATTTACTTTTCAATACAAGTGATGTATATATTAATTTAGCATCCAACGAGGGATTTGGATTAGGTAGTGCTGAAGCTCTTACGGTAGGAACACCAATTATCGTTAATGTAACGGGTGGACTACAAGACCAATGCGGATTCAGAGATGATGAGGGGGAGTTATTAACTGCTGAAGATTATATTGAACTCGGTACTAATCATAGAGGTAAATACAAGACTCATGGCGAATGGGTAAAGCCAGTTTATCCAGCTTCAATATCACTACAGGGTTCACCGATGACACCTTATATTTGGGATGATAGATGTAATCCTGAAGATGCTGCTGTAAGTCTACGTGAATTTTATGATTTAGGTAGAGAAGAAAGAAAAAGACTTGGTAACTTGGGTGCTGAGTTTTGTAAAGAAAATCAAATGACAAGTGAAGAAATGGGTAAGAACTTTATCAAGTCCATGAATGGGGCATTTGATAATTGGAAACCTAAAAAACGTTACACGATGGGGAAAGTATGAAGAGATTTGTTTTAATGATTGCACCATTCAATACTCGTAGTGGTTATGGAGATCACGCAAGGTCAATATTTTATTCCATAATGGATAGAGATGATTTAGATATTAAATGCGTTGATGTTAAGTGGGGCAGTACTCCGAGAAATCATTTAAATCCTGATGTTTCACGGCATAAGAAACTCTTGGATACGTTTATTGACATGAATAACGTACCGCAACAACCTGATGTATTGATTGATATCAGAATACCAAATGAATTTGCAGATGGGGGGAAATTCAATATTGGAATTACTGCTGGAGTCGAAACTGATGTAGTTTCTCCTGAGTTTTTGGCTGGTATGAATAGAATGAATTTGAATATAGTTCCATCTAAATTTACAGCACAAACATTTCAAAAATGTAACTATGATAAAATGGAAGATAGGCCTGATGGTTCAAAAGAAAAGATAGCTGAGATTAAGTTAGAAAAACCAATTGAAGTATTGTTTGAAGGTGTTGATACGAGTGTATATTATCCAATGGATAAACATGAACTAAAATCAGAATTTACAGATGAATTAAATGACTTAATTAAAGAAGATATGGCTTATCTACACGTTGGTCAATGGGGTAAAGGTAATTATGGAGAAGATAGGAAAAACATACCATTGATGATTAAATGTTTTTTAAAGGCATTTGCAAATCGACCTAATTCACCAGCATTAGTATTGAAAACAAGTGGTGCTAATTTTTCTATTTTGGATAAAGCTGAAATTGTTAAAAATATTAATCAAATTAAAGATGAATTTTCACAGATTGATAAAGTACCAAATATTTATTTAATACATGGTGATTTGACTATTGAAGAGATGTCTTTATTATATAATAACCCAAAGATAAAAGCCTTTTTAACTTGTACACACGGAGAGGGTTATGGTAGACCAATGGCAGAAGCTACGTGCTGTGATTTACCAGTCATCGCTTCTAATTGGAGCGGTCATTTGGATTTTTTAAGTGATAAAGATTCATTAATGATTAATGGTAGCTTAACTGAAGTTCCAGACTCTATGATATGGGAGCCAATTATTGTTAAGCCATCAAAGTGGTTTAGTGTCAATGAAGCTGATGTAGTTAGGAAATTGAGAATGTTTTATAAAAAACAAGGATTAATAACCAAGAAGGCAAAACGATTAGGTAAGAAAAATAGACGAGAATTTTCACTAAAGGCTATGTCAGATAAATTTAATAAAACACTTGATAATGTTTTACAAAGTATACCACAATCAGTTAATTTGAAACTACCTAAGTTGAAAAAGATAGGTAATGACACATCGAGTCAACCGGCAACTATAAAACTACCTAAATTAAAGAAGATAACGTAATGGATCCCATGATTTTACAAGTAGCATGTCCTTGTTGTTTGCTAGATGAAATTGATATCGATGACTCTTTAGTTCTACTTGGTGACGATGAACAAAATATGCAATGTTTACATTGTGGTTTTGCTTCAAATAAAACTATGAAATCACACATTGATGATAATCCATTTCCACAAGAGTTTAAAGACGTATGTAGGAATTTAAACACTAGGTGGTGGGCCCCATCGGTCTTTACTACTGAAAATTATATGGTAGTTCCGTTGGTGGAAAAGAAAGTATTGAAGTGGAGATTATTTGCTCAAACTGATCCAGAAACCGAGGTTTTAGTTCCACACTTTAGTGATGCATACAAAATGGTAGAGAAATTGGAGAAAACAATTGGCGACCAGATACAACAATCGTAAGATAATTTTATCTGTACAGACATTACCTATGGGTAAATTGTTACCTGGTATGATTGTGACGTTTAATTATTCAGAATCAGGCGTTACTGATCCAAGACCTGTTTTATTATTCTTACATCGTGATAAAGAAACTAAATTACTAGAGGGATTAAATTTAAATTATATTAATCCATCCAAAATCAAAAAGTTATTTCAAGTTATTCAATTTAAAAAGGGTAAAGTGGACTCGGAAGAAAATCTAATATCATTAAAAGAAAATTATTTTAGAATACAGATAGCAACTGTTAAAAAACGTTCACCATTGACCACCGAAAGATTTTATTCAGGTGTCGTTGGTGGAGATGTTGTATTTAAACAAGCATATCGTAGTTATAAAACAACTAAATTGACAGCATTAAAAGTTACAAATATTAAATTAGATATGGTTGGCATTAGTGAAAATTAGTTATTCTATATTAACACATAACGAAACAAATACATTAGAAAAGTTATTAAAGTTTTTAATCAAGTGGAAACAACCTGAAGATGAGATTGTAATACTTGATGATTATTCTGATGATGAGAAAACAAAACAATTATTAGATTTCTATGTATCTGCACACGATATAGTATTTGAACAACGAAATCTATTGGGTGATTTTGCTTCACAGAAGAATCATTTGAAATCAATGAGTACAGGTGATTATAGTTTTAACCTTGATGCTGATGAGATGATAAGTCTTTGGTTGATAAAAAATATACATGGTATTGTTGAAGAGAACGAAATTGATTTAATTTACTTACCAAGAATAAATACAGTAGATGGTTTAACTGAACAACACGCTAAATATTGGCATTGGCAAGTTAATGATGATGGATGGGTTAATTTTCCAGATTGGCAAGGTCGAGTATTTCGCAATAGACCAAATATAAAATGGGAAAAACCCGTACATGAGATGTTAATTGGTTTTCAGACGTATTCACACTTACCTACAGAAAAACCTTTTTGTATTCTACACCACAAAACTATTGAAAAACAAGAACAACAAAATAAAAAATACGCGGGGATTATGAGATGAAGTATAAAAATGAAAATGGAATAGAGTTATCATATGAGGGGCACGAAAATGACAATAGTGTACAATTGATAAAAAATGTGCTGAGAGAAGCAATAAAACTTGGTGATAAGGAAGTTTACACCAAATATCCAAGACAAGGTTGGGTTAAGGTAAAAGAATTTATAAATGAGAACTTTTCGTTAAATGATTAAAATAAAAATACAAAATCCTACGGTTTATAGAAATGAACCTACCTTTAGACCATTTGGTTTTATACAAGATATTTTAAGAGATTATAGTATTCAATTCACCAACTCTGATGATTTTGATTATTTATTTGTTGGAATGCATGACTTTATTGATAAGAAAAAATCTCTTCAAGAAAGCATTGACTATGGATTAGAGAATTTATCTAAAATTACTGGTGATTATTTTCTATTCGAGGGTTCAGATTCAACATCATTGATGGGGGGTTATGAAGTATTTGAGCAAAGTGATGCTACTTATTTATTTAAAAACCAAATGTTACCATCTCAAGATGCGTATAAAGTTCCCTATGCTCATAATAAGTGGTTTTGGGGTAGTGGTAGTGATTTAGATTTATCATATGATATTCCTGATGATATGTGGGAAAGAATAAAATTTACAGGTTGGAATGTCGGACAACTTGTTCCAAATTATAGAAATTTTCAACCAATAAAACAAGACAAAAGTATTGATGTTTGTGCTATATTCAGAGGTAATCACGATTATAATGAAGACCATAAATCACAAAATAGTCATCTTTATACTGAACATAGAGGGGGGTTATGGAAAGTTTTAGAACCTTTAAAATCTAAATACAATATGATATATGATAGATTACCATTTGAAGAATATATTAAAAATTTAATGGACTCTAAAATATCATTTTCACCATTTGGTATGGGCGAGATATGTTTCAGAGATTTTGAATGTATGCAGTATGGAACTATAATGATAAAACCTAATCAAGATTTAGTTAAAAGTATACCAGATATATATGAACCAGGAAAAACTTATATTGATGTAAAGTATGACTGGTCGGACTTAGAAGAAAAAATTGATTACATACTATCAAATTTTGATGAATTGAATGTTGAGATGAATGAAAATATTAGAAAAAAATTTATGGAAGGGTATGATTATCATAAGCTTTGTTTGTATTGGTATAATATTTTTAAAAATTTAAGTGGAGTGGAGCAGAGCTCATGAAAATATTAGTTACAGGTGGAGCAGGTTTTGTTGGCTCACATTTAGTTAATAGATTTTATAATAAAAATCACGAAGTAGTAGTATTTGATTCTTTGGGACATACATCTTGTATTGATAGATTGTGTTCTGAAAATATTCCTATAATTATAGAACGATTACAGACTAAAGAAGTGTGGGATAAATTAGATACTGATTTTGATTTGATTATAAATTCAGCTGCTGAAACACATGTTGATGAATCATTTGAAAGACCAGTTGACTTTATAGATACAAACATATTAGGTTTACATTATCTTAGTAAATACTGTTCTGATACCAATACACCTTTAATACATTTAAGTACAGATGAGGTTATTGGAAATGGAGAGCCGTTATATGAAGATTCAATGACTTTACCTACTAATCCATACTCTGCAACTAAAGCTGGTGGTGAATCTATTTTACATGCTTATGGTTATTGCTATGGTTTAGATTGGAAAGTAGTTAGATTAAATAATACATATGGGACAATGCAATTTCCTGATAAATTGATACCTTATTTTATTAGTAAGTTACAGGATAATGAAAAATTACCAATACATGGTTCTGGTAAACAAGTTAGATTCTTTTTAAATGTTGATGATTTTGTAGATGCCGTTGAAGTCGTTATGGATAAAGGCGAGAATAAAAACATTTACAATGTATCTACGGATGAATCCTATAATGTATTGGAAGTCACGAAAATGATTTGTGATAATATGGGAAAGGATTTTAATGACTACGTGGAGTATGTAGATGATAGGCTATTTCAAGATCCAATTTATTTATCAAATAGTGATAAGTTACGTGATATCGGATGGATGCCAAAACGTTTTTTAAAAGAAACTATGCCAGAGTTAATAGATTGGTATACAAATAATAGAGATTTTTTTAATAAATGAAAATATTAATAAATGATAGATTAATAGGTTTTGATTACAAACCACTAGTTATTGCTGAAATTGGTATAAATCATAATGGTGATTTGAATTTAGCAAAACATTTAGTTGATGAAGCTTGTAGTCAGGGTGTGGAAATAATAAAACATCAAACTCACGTCATTGATGATGAAATGACAGGAGAGTCTAAAAAGATCATTCCGGGTAATTCAAATATTTCAATATATGATATCATGAGTAAATGCGCTTTATCCGAAGATGATGAAATCGAACTAAAAAATTATGTTGAATCAAAAGATGTTATTTTTATAAGTACACCATTTTCTAGAGCTGCAGCTAATAGGTTGGAAAGAATGGGAGTTTCTGCTTATAAAATTGGTTCAGGGGAATGTAATAATTATCCTTTGATAGAACATGTTGCATCTTTTGGTAAACCAATGATAGTATCAACTGGTATGAACAACATAGAAAGTGTTAGAAAAACAGTTAAGATATTAGAAGATAATAATATTCAATATGCTTTGTTACATACTACTAATTTATATCCAACACCTATTCACCTTGTTAGACTTGGAGCTATGATGGAATTAAAAGATAATTTTCCAAATGCTGTTATAGGTTTATCTGATCATACAACAAATAATAATGCTTGTTTGGCGGCCACCGCATTAGGAGCTTCAATTTTAGAAAGACACTTTATAGATACGAAAGATAGAGAAGGTCCTGATATATTAAATTCTATGGATCCTAAAGAATTAGGAGAATTGATAAGAGGTAGTGAAGAAATTTTTAAAATGAGAGGAGGCAGTAAATCAGAGCTTATAGAAGAACAAGTTACTATGGATTTTGCTTTTGCTACGGTTGTTTCTATTAAAGATATATCAAAAGGTGAAAAACTAAGTGAAGATAATATTTGGGTAAAAAGACCAGGAACTGGTAATATTAAAGCAGAATATTATAAAACTTTACTTGGGAAAGTAGCGATTAAAGATATCAAGAACGATAAGCATTTAACATGGGAAGATTTTAAATGAGAAAGGTATTCGTAGTTACAGAAAGAAGGGCAGATTTTAGTAGGTTTAAACCTATATTAGAATTGATAAATGATGATGTACATTTAAATTATGATCTAGTCGTGACAGGTATACATTTATTAGATAGTCATGGTAAAACCATTAATGAAATAATAGATGGTGGATTTAAAGTTTTTAAAACTGTACAAATGTTTGAGGAGAATATAGATAGAGATAGTGGTGCTGAAATGGCTGTTGCATTAGGGCGTGTGACAATGGGATTGGTTAAAGCTATAGAGGAGTCTAAACCTGATATAATTTTATCTGGATTTGACATAGGTGCAAATTTAGCGGTTTCAATTGCAGGTGCTCATATGAACATACCGGTTGTGCATATTCAAGGTGGAGAAGTAAGTGGTACAATTGATGAATCTATTAGACATGCTGTTAGTAAATTTTCACATTATCATTTAGTTAGCAATAATGATGCTAAAAATAGGTTAATTAGAATGGGTGAAATACCTAAACATATTTTTGTTGTAGGGTGCCCATCAATTGATGCCATGTTGGATGTTGATATAAGTTCTCCAGATGAAATAAAAAAGAAGTTTAATATAGATGTATACAAAAAGTTTTTTTTAGTTTTACAACATCCTGTTACAACAGAATTACATGATGCTAAAGAACAGATAAAAGAAACTTTAAAAGCGGTAAAGAAAAGTGGTGTAGAAAGTGTTTTGATTTATCCAAATAATGATGCAGGTTCTCAGGCTATAATAGGAGAAATAAAAAATAGTAATATAAAGTATTTTTCAACATTGTCCTTGAAAGATTATGTTTCTTTACTAAGTTATGCTACAGCTTTGATAGGAAATTCTAGTTCAGGTATTCATGAAACTGTAACATTTAAAGTTCCAACCATAAATATTGGAACAAGACAACAAGGTAGGTTAAGGCCAGGAAATGTGATAGATGTAGATTATGAAGAATACGAAATAACTGGAGCTATAAATAAAATATTAAATGATAAGAAATTTTTAAAAGATGTTAAATATTGTATAAATCCATACGGTGACGGAAAATCTGCAAGTAGGATTATAGATATTTTAAAAAAAATAAATATAGGTAATAAAATTATACAAAAAAGAATTACTTATTAGGAGAATAAAATATGAAGAAAATTTTAATTACAGGCGGTTCAGGAACGATAGGTAGTTCTTTCATAAAAAATTATTATGATGATTACAAGTTTTTTAGCTACAGTAGAAATGAAAAAATGCAAGTATCTTTGAAACGAAGTTTTAATGATGTAGAAGTGATTTTAGGTTCAGTTGAAGACAAACTTTCATTGATGAAAACAATTTCAAAAATTAAACCAGATGTAATTATTCACGCAGCTGCATTAAAACATGTGGATACGGGAGAAATTGCACCAATACAAATGGTAAAGTCAAATATAATAGGGACTTTAAATATTATTGAATGTTCGTATGAGTTTCATGTTCCAGTCACAGTAGGGATCAGTACTGATAAAGCATGTGAACCTTACAATAATTATGGATACGGTAAATTATTAATGGAAAAGATGTTTATGGAAGCAAACTGTGATAGAAGTAAATTTTCTACTTGTAGGTTTGGAAATGTCACACATAGTCATGGATCAGTTTTACCTTTTTGGTCAAGATTAAAAGCAGATAATAAAGCTTTATTATTAACAGATAGACGGATGAATAGATTGATGTTTTCAAAAGATGAAGCAGCAGATTTAATTCATACTGCGATGTTAAAAACTTATACGGAAGAAGAAGGTTTCGTTTTATCTAAAAAAATGAAAACAGTTAATATGTTAAAACTAGCACAGGTGATGTCAGATAATATTGAAGAAGTAGGATTGAGACCTGGTGAAAAATTGGATGAGTGTTTGATAAGTAAGGAAGAAATTCCATTTACATATGTTGATGGTGATTTTATAACACTTAAATCACGTAAAAATAAAGGTAAAAATATTTTGACAGAAGAATATTCTTCCCTAACTGCTGATGAGATGAATACTCATGAGATGTTGGCCATAACAAACCATGATGGGTATGGAGATCGGGATTATTATGGGGCACACTAATAAATTAAAAGTAGTTATATTGACAGGAAACAAGGTAAGACATAAATATTTTGTCAAAGTTATGAAAGAAAAATTTGATGTTATCGGGTCGATATTTGAACCTCATCATGATTATTTTAATTTACAAAGAGAAGAGAGTTCTTTAGTTAGAAAACATTTTAAAAATTTAGATAGATATGAAAGAATATATTTAAATCCTTACCTGTCTGATTTAAATCATCCGGATTTAAATCATAAGGAAATAGAAGCAAGACATATTAATAAAATTGAAAATATAAATTGGGTGAAATCATTAAATCCAGATTATATATTACTTTATGGGACTGGTATATTAAATAATGATTGGTGTGATGAGTTTGAAGATAAGATAATTAATTTACATCTTGGGTTATCGCCATATTATAGAGGAGCCGCTACACTTTTTTGGCCATTTTATAATGATGAACTTG